AGTTCCTAGTACCTTATTTGAATCGTAAACTTTCAGTTGCACAAAAAACTGGAGAGATCCCACGCTTACCTAAAGGTGGTATTGTAAAACCAACAATCGTTGCTGGTATCAATGCACTTGGTCGTGGTCAAGATCGTGAAAGTCTTGGTCAGTTCCTACAAATCATTGCACAAACAATTGGTCCTGAAGCTATTAGCACGTTTATCAATACTGATGAAGTTATTAAACGTCTTGCCGCTGCCTCTGGTATCGATGTACTCAACCTTGTGAAGAGTATGGAGGAACAACAGAGTGAACAGCAAGCATCAATGGAACAACAACAGATGATGACAGAACAACAGCAAGCACCACAAATGGCTGCTGTTGAACAAAAACGTGAACAGGCTGCAATGGAAATGATTCAACCTGAACAACCACAACAACCACCAATACAATAATATGGCAGAAGTACTTACACTCAATGAAACCCCCGCTGATCAGCCAGAACTAAATGCTGATGAGCAAGACTCACTAGCTGTTGCCGAGGCTGCTGAAGGGGAACAGCAACAGCTTTTAGCCGGTAAGTTTAACGATGCTAAATCGCTAGAACAAGCTTACCTTGAGCTACAAAAAAAACTAGGTGAACCGCGTGATGAACCGGAACCTGGTGAAGCACAGGAGCAAGAAGAACAAGCTCCTGAAAAAGAAACCGAAGAAGAAGAAGCATCTACTTCTGATGAACAACTTACAGAAGACCAAGCTAAACAACTGTTTGAAATGGTTGGTGGTGAACAGACTTATCAGTCAATGATGAAATGGGCAGGTCAGAATTTATCTCAAGAAGAAGTTCAAATGTATGATTCTGTAATGTCTTCTGGTAATTCTAGTTCTATTTACTTTGCTGTCCAAGCATTAAACAATAAGTTTACCGATGCTGTTGGTAACGATGGTCAGCTTTTGACTGGACGTGGTAGTGCAGAAACTATGGCTGTATATCGTAGTCAACCTGAACTTGTTGCCGCAATGAATGATCCTCGTTATGATAACGATCCTGCATATCGTGACGATGTAATGCGTAAACTTAATAATTCTGATCTTAAATTTTAAGTACAATGATTGAATGTCCACAATGTACTGCACCTGAACAGTACGTTCTAGAACAACTACAGACTTCTGCTGGTGTTACAGACCGTACAGCACTAGCAGTTATTCTGGGTAACATCAAACAAGAGTCTAATTTTAAATCTAACATTTGTGAGGGAGGTGCAATCCTTCCTTACGATAGATGCCTTCGTGGTGGTTATGGTTTAATTCAATGGACATCTAAACATCGTTACATTGGTCTTGGCAACCATTGTGTAAAACGTAACGAAGATCCTAGTGGTCTTCAATGCCAAACTGACTACATGATTAATGAGATGAGGTTTAGAAAAGATCTTTATGCTTTTCAAACTAATCATCAAACAATACGATATTACATGAATGCTGCATACTACTGGTTAGGCTGGGGTATTCACGGTAACCGTACACAATACACTTATTCTTTTTTAAACAAACTCAAATGAAAATTCTTGCTATCCTCCCTGCTGCTGCTATTCTTGCTACTCCCGCAGTTGCTGGTCCTTACGTGAACATTGAATCAGAAACTGGTTTCAATGGTCTTAATTCTGAAGGTACTGTTATTCGTAACGATGTAGGTTATGAAGGCAAAGTTGGTGAAAAATCTACATGGTATATTCAAGGCGGTCCAGCACTGGTACTACCTGATGGAGGTACTGTAACAACCGAAGCATCCGCTAAAGCTGGTGTAGTATTCTCTGTATCTCAAAAGCTGGATGTATATGGTGAAGTAAGCGGTATCACCCAAGACCAAATTAATATCGGTAAACCGATTCAAGCATCAGCCAAACTTGGTGCTAAGTATTCGTTCTAAAATCTAAAACACTTTAACACAATGAGAGAATTAGTACAAGTAACAGGAGGGATGTTTATCCCTGACCATGATTATGTAGGCAACACTTATACTGGTAGTAATCTTACTCAAGTTCAATACCGTAGAGGCGGTGCTACTGGTTCGATTGTTGCTACACTTACTATGACATATAATGTCAATGACGATGTTGTAACTGTAGTAAAAAGTTAAGCCATGTTTAATATGAATCCCGCTGGTGGACCTCAAAAGATTTCAGCTAAGATTGTTGTCAAGGATGTTGTTGCTGATAAAGCATCTCTACCTAAAGAAGCAGTTAATGGTGATTTCGTAGTAACCAGCGCAGAAGGCGAGGTCTTCTTTAATAACGGTACAGTATGGAAGTCCGCAGGTGCTTTTGCTATCTCAGGTTTACCTGGTAAAGATGGTGAAAAAGGTGAAACAGGTGCTGAAGGTCCACAAGGATTAGTAGGTGAACCTGGCCCAGCGGGTGCAGTAGGTAAGGAAGGATCACCTGGTCAACGTGGCGAACGTGGTTCTGATGGGTTAGCAGGTATCCCTGGTATCCCTGGTGTTGATGGTAAGGATGGTAAAGACGGACGTGATGGAACACCCGGTCGTGATGGACTGAATGGTGATCCAGGTCCAACTGGTCCTAAAGGTGAACAAGGGGATTTAGGTCCACAAGGTCCAAAAGGGGATCAAGGTGCTAAAGGTGAAAAAGGTGATGCTGGTATTCAATACCCTGAACCTGGTGTCGTTGCTTCAACTGGTGATAGCTGGGAAGAAAGTTTACCCCTATCTAGTTTTATTAGAACAGCAGAAGAACAGACATTAATCAACAAGACACTTCAACATGTTTCCTATGGTTGTAGTGTAGTTGATGGTTCTATCGATGCTTCTATTGCATTTCTACAAACACTTGTACTTTCTAAAAGTGAAACTATTTCATTGGCTAACTTTAAAGAAGGTAGTATGGTACGAGTTACTATTGCAAACAAGAACGGCTTTAGTATTACTTGGCCAAAAATTCATTGGATTTCTGGATCGGCACCTAGACTTACTAACTTGTCAGTCGTAGAAATATGGAAATGTAATGGTCAACTTATTGGAGTAAAACTTTGAAGTACGTAAAAGTTTTTAATGGTGTACAAGATTATCCATTTAATCTTGAAGCACTTTACGAAGAGTATCCTCACGTATCTTTTCCTGAACCTATTACTAATCATGTGTTAGCTCAGTACAATGTATACCCTGTACAAAGTACTGATGTAGATTATAAGATTGGATCTAATCAAGAACTGGTTTCTGAAATTAAAGAGGGACAAGATGGATCTTACAAAGAAGTTTACACTGTTGTGAATAAGTGAGGTTCTAATGGCATTTCAGTTCAACCCTATTACAGGTGAGTTAGATCTAGTTGTTCTTGAACCTGGTCCAACTGGTCCTACAGGTCCACAAGGTCCACAGGGTCCAGCCGGTGCAACAGGTCCAGCCGGGGCTGATGGTGCACAAGGACCACAAGGACCGTCTGGTAGTGATGGTTCTACTGGCGCTCAAGGTCCACAAGGGGCTACAGGACCGGCAGGTCCAACAGGACCACAAGGTCCAGCTTCAGCAACTGTTAGTGCTGGCACAACAACAACACTAGCTGCTGGTGCTAATGCTGCTGTAAGTAATAGTGGTACTACAAGTGCCGCTGTATTTGATTTTGATATACCTAGAGGTAACACAGGCTCTACTGGTGCACAAGGTCCAGCAGGTCCAACTGGCCCAGCAGGCGCTGACGGTTCAGACGGAGCTACTGGTCCGACAGGTCCGACAGGCGCTACAGGTCCAGCTGGATCAGACGGTGCAGACGGTTCAGATGGCGCTCAAGGGCCAGCAGGTCCGACTGGTCCAACGGGACCACAGGGACCGCAAGGTGCTACAGGTTCTGCTGGTTCAGACGGAGCAACAGGCGCTGAAGGTCCACAGGGTCCGGCAGGCTCTACAGGAGCTACAGGCTCTACAGGGGCTACAGGACCGACAGGACCGCAGGGACCGGCAGGTGCTGATGGAGCTGATGGAGCGACAGGTTCCACTGGTGCTACAGGCTCACAGGGACCAGCTGGTCAAGGTGTTCCTGCTGGAGGATCTGCTGCTCAAGTACTATCAAAAATTGATGGAACTGATTACAATACTCAGTGGGTTAATCAATCTGGTGGTGGTGGATCTAGCTCGCTTGCCACTGCTGTTTATAAAGGACCGTCTACCGCACAATCAATAACGTCACAGACCTATTCAGTCGCCAACATTGCAACCGATGTAGGCACACCAAACGCAATCTTTAGCAACAGTTCTGGCGAGGTTACGCTTGGGGCGGCTGGAACTTATCTAGTAATGTGTACTCTTGTACTGACAGGCACCACAACCAATTACAGATGGACAGGTGAACTAAACATTGAGCAAGACATTACAGACGGAAACGGATTTTCTGAAATAGGAAGTGTCCGAGGTGGTTACATCAGAGTCAACAATAATTCCAATAACACCTACATTTCAATTTCGCGAATTGTTACGACTGCAAATTCAACTAACAAGATCCAGTTTCAGATAAAAAGAACGAGTAATAGTGCAGGAGATGGAACTATTGTTGCTGATAATTCAACAATTCAAATAATCAGACTTGACGGAATTCCAGGGACTCAAGGTCCGGCGGGTTCAGATGGTTCAGACGG